AGCATTTCAGGGATGAGCCTCCCGATTGGTTGGGTTAAACGGCGGAGACCTTCGTTCAGTCTCTCGGATATCTCCAGTGTAGTACGCCTGTCACCCTTGAGCTGCGTAAGTTGATTGAGGGTGTCCAGCATGAACGCCTTGCGTATCTCTTCCCGCTCCATCTCAAGCAGGTCCTTAGTGCCTGCGTAGTCGCCTCCCTGGCCTTGTATTGGGTTGATAGACTGACGTTCTGGCACATAGTTGAGTGCACCAGGGTCCAGGCTAATAACGCCTTGAATGTCGCCAACTACCTCGAGGGGAGGTCTATTACGCCGGTTCTGACCCTCGATCCAGTCACGCTTGATAGCGTTGCAGCTACGGGCCGTTGGTACAATGAAGGTGCCAACTCCGCGACCTCGGTGCTCCTGAGAAGACTTACGGTAGCGGGCGATTGCGTAGGGGAAGTCTAGGTGGCCGCCCTCGGCAATGACGACCTTATCGTCGCACCCGATGTACAGGTCCTCGTAGGCCATGTGCTCTTGTATCGGCTGTCCACCGATGGTCTTAGTGGGATCTCGGTCTTTGCGGGGACGAACCAGGTGTACGATCTCGAAGCGATTCTGTCGCGACTCTGGCTTCTCGAACGCCTTACGGATGGTCTTCCCTACGCTCTCAAGACCCCACTTCTCAACACACTGCCTGGATGTCCACTTGAACTTCTCCATGAAGGTGTCGATCTTCTGCTCTGAGTTCTCAAGGTAGACGAAGTGCCCAGCTGGGTAGTCTTGGAATACCAGTTGTGTAGCTGTCCCTCGCTCGGTCTTGATGCACCCCTCGCCAAACACTATCCAGCTCATGAGTGCCTGGTCTAGCTGCATCATGAAGTTGGACGAGAACAGCTTGTCGTGCACTGCCTCAGTCAAGACTGAGAAGTAGGAGTTGACGCTGTCGTTCTCGTTGATCTCCCGGCTGGTAGACTTGATGCTGAAGTTCTGCTGGCCTGGGGGGAACAGTAGTGCCGACAAACCAGACGCCATGTCCTGGGCAGCGAAGATAGCCGTGGTGTCCACGATCTGCTGGGTCCGGGGCTGGTAGCTGGTGTCGCTGCGGGTGATCTGATCTTCGAGGGGGTAGACGAACTCCGCTGTCTCCTGACATAGGTTCAGGTAGTTCTGCGAGTTCTGCCACTCACGCTCGTATAGGTCTAGTATTTCTACTGCTCGCTTCTCAGCCATTGGACCCGCCTAACAGAGTAACCTTCTTCGTTTTCTTGGGCTTGAGGTTGCCTGCCGACACAGTGCCTGCCCGAGCACTGTCACGCCTGCGACCGATATCCATCGCGTCGTCGATCTCTGGCAGTGCCTCTGGTTCTGGCACCGGAGGTAGGTCTGGCATCGGTGGTTTGGAAAACATGCCGCCCATAGGTATCCTTTCTAGCCGAGCGTGCCGCCCAGCAGTGTCTTCTTCTTCTTAGCTAGTAAGCCAGCTGCCTTGGTCATCAGGGTCGAAGGACCGCCGCTACCATTGCGACGTGACTCTACGCCAGCAACCTCTGCCTCTGCCTGTGGGCCGGGATTGTACTCCCCCGGGACGCCACTGGGTGCCTGCCTGTCTAGTCGCCCAGGTTCTGGGTCGACGAACGGAGCGTCAGGACGTTGACCGGCTACTCCAGCCGTATTGATGCGATCCTGTGCTGCCTTCTGCATAGCCGTCGGTGCGCCGCCAAAGTTGTCCTCTGACGGTGCCTGTCTATCAAGCCTCCCTGGCTCGTCGTCCACTAGGCTGAAGTCTGGCCCCTGGATGCCGTGCCCCTGGAAGTCTCCGCTAGTCACCTGCGAGGACCACTGGAACCGGCGGAACTCTTCAGCCTTGTCACTGGAGAGGTCCACGCCGCGACGGGTCAGCTCCTGGTCAGATAGAGCCAGTAGCTTGCCTGGTCGGGAGTTCGCCGATACACCGGGGTTGTATGCTACGCCTCTAGCCATCGCCGTCCATCTCCTTTTTCATCCATTTTATCCTATCGTAGTTTTCTGCGTACTTCTTGCTGACGGGTCGGAAGCGGTCGCCTTTCCCACCCGATCCACCGGCAACAGGGTTCTCGCCATTGCGGTCACAGCGTCCAGCATCGCGACCATCCACGATTGCTTGCTTGATATGATCTTCATTCTTATGCCCCATCTTTACCTTTCTTCGGAGAGTAGCCGGGCTTGCGTCCGGGTCCGGGCTTCTTGAAGACTTCCCATTCCTTATCGAAGTCCTTCTTCTTCCAGACGATGCCGTCAATCAGGTAGTCGCCCGCCTCAATCGGGATGGGCTTGTTGTGAGCGTCCAGGATCATCCAGCTCCACGACGTGACCTCGAAGCCTGCGACGTCCTGCTGCTCTTCCATGTGTTGCTCGCTGTCGAATACCCGCTCAGTGTGACGTCCAGTACACTGGGCCAGTATTCCATCTTCCATGCCTGGACTATACTCCAAGGCTTCCGCTTCCAACGGCTTTCTTCTACACAACATATTACCCCTTCTTATGTTCGCCGCACCAGTGGTTCTGCTTGGTTACGCCACCGGATACTGCCGGGGGGAACCTGACACATTCACCGTATTTCGTTTTCTCGGTAGGGTTCCAATACACGCAGTTTTTGCATTCGTTCCCAAACCTAAGTTCGTCTCTCGTCATCACGCCACCTGGTAGTTGTTGCTTGCGACCTTCTGTCGGTTCATGTCCGCTCCGATGCGGGCCACCTTGTTCCCCATGCACGCCAGGCTGAAGTAGTTCAGTGCGTGTCTGAAGTGGTCCTGTTTGTCACCTGTCTTGACGTAGCGATACTTGCTCTCGCCAGACTGCTTGTCGATGATACGCTGCTTGGCAGTCTGTACCATCTGGTGGGCGAAGATCTTCGTCTGAGGACATACCCTGGGGATTCTCAGACGCCCAGGTGTCACCGTCAGGTTGTGCGTCTCATCGAGGATCCAGGTCCTGCCTACCTGCACCACCCCAGTCTGTAGGCTGAAGTTGGGTGCCGTGATCTGGTGCTCTTTGTATTCGCACAGGTATATCCGGTAAGGCTCTTCGTTTTGGAACCGTACGGCGTCTGACTCGTACGGCCTGGAGTCGATAACTGCACTCCGAACATTGAAGCGTTTAGCCAGCTCATGGACCTTGACCCAGTTCTGGTCGAGGCGGTCTTCCTTGATCTGGCCGGTGTAGAATATCTGGTACTGGTCCTGGCCGGTCTTCGCACCGATGACGACGTGGAACGTCTTGCCAATATCCACGCCCATCGCACAAGGCCCCTTGTGAGCCGCGAAGGGAAGATCGTTGCCACAGCAGTTGTACACGTCCGTGTCCAGTAGCATGTCCTCAGCGTTAGCGTAGGGCATCCCTAGTCGCAGGCTAACCACATCAGCCAGATTATTGTGAGGAGGATCATTGTACTCGCCAAGGATCTCCCAGGGGTCATTGTAGACAGTAGTAAGTTGAGAATGCTGATAGCCTCTCATCTCTGTATTGGAAGGATACTGAGCAACCCACTCGCCGGGGGATATGCCGATCTCCTTCTTGCACTTGTCACACGCTATGAACCCTTTGTGCTTGTGGTCTCCGCCTTTGTGTTCCAAGACGCACCCGGGGAAGGATAGCTCTGCACAGGTCCAGTGTCCACATGGGCATTTGCGGAACCAGTGTCGCTGGTCAGACCCGTCGAAGACTTTGGCGATTCCAAACCCCGGTGTTGTTGGATTTGAAATGTAGCATTCCTCCTGTACCTCTGAATGACGCATCCTACCCGCAGCCTTAGCATATGCTTCCTCGTCCATCATGTCAATCTCATCGGCAACAAATCTGTCAACGGGTATGCCTCTCAGCTTCGAGGATTCCTTCTTGCCACTGGGGAGGACCATGTTCAGCTTGGCCCCTCTCAGGTAGAGGTATGCGTCGTGGACCTTCTTAAGGGACGCAGAGTCAGTGCCCTTGGGTCCAGAGACGTTCTTGATGTACTTCCCGATCAGCTGCTTGTTGTTCGCAATCAGGGGGTTGAACCGGCTCTTGGAGAACTCCAACACGTCATCAGTCGTGGGGAAGAGGTACAGCACTCCAGCCGGGTATACCTTGTTGATCATGCCGTGAAGGCTCTTGAGCACCTCGATCTCTGTCCATCCACCCTGAGTCGCCTTCATGTAGCATACGCGACGGGGAGTCTCGGCCATAGGCTCGATCTGGTACTCATGATTCTTGAACGAGAACTTACCACTCTGGAGCCTAACCTTGTATAGGTTAGCCCAGTAGCCCACGTTCACCTGTGCTATTTCTTCTGGTGTCATCTAGAAGCCGGTCGCCCAA